CGCTTCAAGCAGCAAGCTTCAAGCAGTTTAGAATGATTCTAAGAAACATTCTAAAAAAGCAGCAAGCCGCAAGCGTCAAGCTTCAAGCTGTTGACATGAAGGAGATTATAGGATATAAAAATTGTATAGCCCTTGGCACCGTAGCGCTATTCAAAACTTCAACGGTGCATAACAAAGGAGAAAGAAACATATGAGTAAATCATACCCAATCTGGATCGATGTATCCGGTGACAATTACAAACAATCAAGAAGCTTTGGATCCCGTGACCATGTTACGATGGATATCAAAGTTGGAAGCTCAAGAAGCTACAGCAATGACCTGGCAAGAGTTAGTATACACATGCATGAGGATGCAGCTGGTAACAGAACCTTCGCCCTGGCTGTAGATGGACTAGTGCTTCGAAGCGGCGTTCAAACTGCAGACAAGAAGTTCTACATGCGTGACCCGAAGGCAGCTTAATGTATCATAGCCCCAAATACTGGAAGGAGATGGCCCGGCTCCGAAAGGAGCACGAGGCCAAACTAAAGCGCGAAGCAGAGCGTAAAGTTTCAAGCGACAAGCCTCAAGCTCCAAGCGACTCAAACAACAGGCCGCAAGCTTCAAGCGACAAGCAACAAGCTTCAAGCTCCAAGCCGCAAGCTTCAAGCTCCAAGATCTGAGAACCACGAAAAAGTTTTACGGACCTCTGACCAAGGTGCTTGACCATGATAAATGTATTGTCGGGATGCTTAACATGGAACGCAATTTGATGTGAACTGAAGCGTACCTTGTTACTCTTCGTAACTTTAAGCTCTACTGTAAAAAAGTGATGGTTAGCATTGTACCCCAATAGATCAGGAGTACCGGATAGACTAAGGTTTTCAAGTCTAATCCAAGATATTTTAGGTATAGATTTTTTAATTTCTTGATAAAATTTACGCTCTGGACCCATGCTGTTTTCAAGGTTACTCCTGTGTACAAATGTTAATAATCTTTTACATAGCCAGGAGGTAATATAAGCTTTTCTTCTTTGTTTGGTTTCAATACAACACGCAAGGAATTATCCAGTGGATTATTACTTTGGTGAACTTCAATTCGTTTGATCTCCTCTAGGTAACCTTTACGAGTCATGATATATATCTTAGCATCGCTGACTGCATTACCTCTACGACCTTGCTGTCCTTCAGTAAACTTCTCTAAATACTCTTGCAGATGTTTGACGTACATTATTTCCTAACCATCTGCTTGCTTAAATCCTCTATCACTTTTTTATAACCTTGCAACAAATTTTTACATTTTACCATCTCAGAAGATTTTTCTTTCCAATAATAAATTTCTTTACGTAACTCTCCGTTTAACTTGCGATGAGCCTCACTAATATCTTCCAACTCTTTAACACGTTCTGTTAATTTATCTATTCTTTCCTCTAAATCATGAGATCCTCTGTCCTCTTTCATATTGACTTTATAGGATAGTTACCTTAAATTGTCAACATAAGGAGAACTATTATGGATATAAAAGAACACATACCACATTTTATAAAAGAACATAAAAAAGCTACAGCCATAGTTATAGCTATCATAATCGTGTTAATTATAATTTAATGGGCGTACCAAAAAGACTTACAGAAATGCAACAAAGGTTTGCCGAATTTTTAGTATTCGGTGGACCTGATGGACCTATGACTAAAACAGAGGCAGCCCTAGCTGCTGGATACAGTCCTAAACGTGCAAGACAAGAAGGATCGGAACTTACAAATCCTAAATTATCTCCCCTTGTTGTTAAACACATAGGAGAACTGAAAGAAGAAAGATTAAGAAAACATGAAGTAACTTACGAGGGACACGTAGCTGAACTTGCAAGACTTAGAGAAGCCGCTTTAAAAAAAGGATCATTTTCTTCAGCAGTGAATGCGGAAGCAAACAGAGGAAAAGCAGCAGGATTATACATAGATAGGAAGATAATAAAAACAGGAAAACTAGAGGACCTATCAGAACAAGAGCTAGAAGCAAAAATGAAACAGATACTAGACGACTACGGGCAGTTAATAAACGTGACTCCACAACCTACAACTTCTGAATCTTCTTTACCCACGCCCGAGGAATCATCGTCCGATCCCCAAAACTAAACCCATCTTCATCTTTGTCGTAAGACGCAAATAATTTTATAGAATTTTTATCTTTAGAATACAACCAACCTTCATTAACAGGTCTGGCTAGTTTCATTCTGTCGAACTCTTTTTCAGTAGCCCAGCCCGAATCGCTCACACAATCGATCCACTCCACTCGGACTTTCGGATAAGGTATATCGGGAGTTATGGTTGAGGCAATAGCTTTTCTTCTTTTCCTAGGCATAAGCATTAATTATCATAGATCTGCCACAATTAAAACTGCGATACCTAAACAGGAAAAAATTTTTTTCTTGCGCTAAAAAATAAAAAAAACTGAAAAGGTATCGCAAATGCCAAAATTGACCTATAACCGTTGGTACACAACACTTATTTTGCGACACCCCCCCCGTCGCAAGGGTATCGCAAGGGTATCGCAAGTGTCGCAAAATTTGGGGTAAACCGTGAACAAACTTCTGTTACCCTAAATTTGCGACACCCGTGCGATACCTCTGCGACCCCTCTGCGATACCCTGGGTATCGCATTATCCTTGCCTATCTGCCACAGAATTGCCATAATGTCGACGCAATGCTGCCATCTTATCCTCAGCCGAAGATATGTCACCTAAAAGTTTGTCTACTTCACCAGTGACATCGGTATGCTCAGGTATAATCACTCCTGTTTTAAAAAAAGCAAGTAATTCTAATTTATATTTTGCCTCTTCTAACTCCGCAAGATACCTGGCCTCCATGATCTTATATAATCTAGCGTTCATTAAAGTCGTCCTCCTTAATATCTACTTTCGCTTGTTCTTTTTCATCGAATATTAGGTCATGATACATGCCTAATCTTTTTAAAAATTTATGTTTCCAGGATCGTAATTCAGCCCCTTCAACCTTGAACTCTTGATAATATAGGTCAGGAGTGCATACCATTATTACACCTTGCTCTATGTTAGATCCATGTACATAATCATGCGCCATTGCGTATGCTGCTATCTGCAATTTATAATCGTCAATCCATTCTTCTCTCTTAGGCCTGTTAGCCTGCTTGAAGTCAACTATACTTTCTTTACCATTGTGTAGACAAACTAAATCAGTAGACCCAGCGTAAAGGCCAGGATAATATAATGTAACTTCCGAACCGTAATACTCCTCCACAGGAGCAAGACCGATCTCAATAATTTTTTCGGCCATGGCTTTCGCCTCTTGTCCGAGCCCTGTAAGATCATCGTAGCCAACATCTTCGACGTAACATTCAATGAACTTGTGCATGGATGTGCCCCGCCTACTAGATAAATTTTTGATTCGTTCTGCTTCTTGTTCTCCAACTTTTGCCTTCCAGTCTTTTAAAAATTTTTGGTCCTTGGTCCGTGCTAATATAGTAGTGACACTAGGAAGTCTAGTACCATTCACATCATACAACCTTGTTCCATGGTCCTCGATTCTTGTGCTCTGTAAATAGCTGTATTTATTGTTTTTTTTCATCTTCTTTTTTATCTAACTTATAATTAGTATAGAAATGGTGAAAGCATTTAATCGCTTCTTTTTTTGCGGATTCTAACATTTTAACTTGATCAGCCCAATAAACCGTACGTTCTTTATTATTTCTTCTTCTTAATTTTTTTAAAATTTCTTTCTTTTCTTCTATACTTTTTTCAGACATATAATTTTCTTCACATTCTTTAACATAGTTTTCTTTGTCAATTATTCTTTTATAAAGATTTATTTTTTGATTTTTAGGTTTTAGTTTACAGATCAACCACGCTTCCCACCACCTTCTTTTATTAGGGTCATTTGATGCTTTTAATAATCTAATTTTATCCCAATCACCTATTCTTATATTCTCGTAAGATTTATTTTTTTCTCTAAACGGACGACCCATTCTTAAATCAGACGTTTCACCTATGTATAAAATATTTCCCTTATGATATCTTATATAGATTACAGGTTCTTTACCTTTGTTTTCAATTATCCTCATACCTATCTTTTATCTCTCTACGTATCTTATCTTCATTATTAATTAAAAATAAATTATCTTCATGACTACAACCGTACAATTCAAACGAACCAAAGGGATCGAACTCTACAATATATTTTCTTTCCCCATAATTAATTCTTATCTTTTTTCTTTTTTTCTGCATCATCTTCAACTCTATTTATTATATAAAAGCCAGCAACGGCACCGACACAGATACCAATCAAACCAACTAATAACATTCCAAATCCATACTCCGGTGTCATTCTAAACTCATCGCCTCCTTATACTGTTGCATACTCACTACCTTACCATCTATACTATATTCAGGTGTGTAATGATCTATGATCTGTTCTATTTTATGTAATTTAACTTTAGCATACGGCCATAATAATCTAGCTACAAAAAAAGCATCTCTAAAACCACAGCGCCAACGCCACTGTCTCTTTCTACCTTTTTGAACTTTTCTTTCACCCCAGGTTCCACAATCTAAAGTCTCAGCAACCCATCTAATTATTTCTTTATCAGTCATGGCTATCTCCATTCTAATCGACCAATTAGGATATGCCTTTTT